AATCCAGCTTCAAAAGTTTCTATGAAACTTTTATCTAGTCCATTTGCATTGATAGGAGCAGGCTATTTAACTTACAAAAGTGGATTATTAGACACAGTGGTCAAAGCAGACACGTTGAAAGAGCCTGGCGACGAGACACAAGAAGGTAGCGTCATGGGAGATGTTGCTAAAGGTGCGGGTGCTATTGCTTTAGGAACTGCCATTGTTCATCCAAAGGAAACAGGAGAGTTAGCAAAAAAAGTACTAACAAAAGCAGGAAAAATTTTAGCCAAACCTATAGCTTTGACTGCATTGCCATTTTGGAAAGCAAAACAGGTAATCGGGGAAACAATTAAATCAGTTAAAGAAAAAAAATTACCTGATTACAAGCTAACCGACCCTAACACTTGGATGCACGCTGCATTTTGGAATTGGGCAGTTAAGGAATGGGGTTTAACGAAGACGTTAGACCAATTTTCTAAAGCTAACATTCCGGGGAAAGCAAAAATTTTAAGTCATGTTGTTGCAAGAGGAGGTTTAAATCCAAATCTTGTAAAGTTTATTTCTTCTAAAGTCGCATGGCCGGCAACGGCTGCAGCATCTGTTTATGATGCTTATAAAGATTATCAAAGACGTAAACCTTTCATTGAAGAACAAAAAGAATTAATAGAACAAGGGGTTGTCAAAGAAGAAGAGTTTGATAAGGAAGAGCCTATGTTTGCCATGGGAGGAATAGCGAGTTTACTCAAATGAGGAATCTAGATGAGATCGTTAAGGATATTAAGACTGTGCTGGAAGAGAAAGTTGCCCCGTCCGTTGCGGCACATAATGGTAGTATTGGTTTTATTGACTTTGCCCCCGATACTGGCGTGGCTACTTTAAAACTATCTGGAAGTTGTTCTGGCTGTGCAATGTCGAAAATCACGCTTCAGCGTGGAGTTGAGAATACCTTAAAACACTATGTACCTGAAGTTCAATCAATTGTTGGGAAAGATGATGAGGAAGCAGCGGAACAAGGCTACGAGCCTTATATTCCTAAAGACAAAGAACCAGACTGGGAAAAACTAGTCAGACACAAGTATGAATAAAACACTCGTTAAGAATATGAAGTATGTGAAATGGAGCCAGATTCCTCCTGTCAAAGGCCCTGAGCCTAGAGCCTTGATTAAAGAATCAAAACAGGATAAACCAGTAAGATTGGAGAAGAAAAATGGCAGAAATCGATAAGTCTTTACCGAACGTAAAGCAGACTTTAAAAGTACCGTCGCATCAACAACAACTTGAAATTCAGGCTGAAGCTCAGGCTTCCACGCCAACTCAACCCGAAGTCACGAAGAACGAAGATGGTTCTGCAGAAATTACCTTTGAACCCGGTGCAGTTAATCAAGAGGGCGGTCAGGACCATTACGCCAATTTGGCCGACCTTTTACCTGATTCTGTTTTAGATCCTGTGGGATCAGAACTTTGGAATAATTACGATGAGTATCGTAGATCCAGAAGACAATGGGCTGATTCCTACACGAAAGGATTGGACCTTTTAGGCTTTCAATACAAAGACCGAACACAACCGTTTCAAGGCGCAGCAGGTGCAACGCATCCTGTCCTGGCCGAAGCGGTCACCCAGTTTCAAGCGCAAGCGTATAAAGAATTACTACCTGCCGGAGGACCGGTACGGGCACAGATTTTAGGAAAGATTACAAGACAAAAACAGGATCAAGCGACCAGAGTCAAGGATTTCATGAACTACCAGATTTGTAATGTCATGAAAGAGTACGACTCCGAGTTTGATCAGATGTTATTCTATTTACCCCTTGCAGGCTCAACCTTCAAGAAGGTATACTATGACGATTTACTTGGACGAGCGGTATCAAAGTTTGTTCAAGCGGATGACTTAGTGGTTCCGTATTCCGCTACCTCATTAGAGGATGCGGAAGCCATTTGTCATGTTATTAAAACAACCGAGAACGATTTAAAAAAACAACAGGTCTCAGGATTCTATCGTAACATCGATCTACAGGTTCCCTATAACGAAGAGAGCGAACTCAAGAAAAAAGAACGAGAGCTTGAAGGCATTCGTAAAGGTTGGAATGAAAAGATTTTCACCCTGATCGAATGTCATGTGAATCTGGATCTGGAAGGCTTTGAAGACGTGGGTCAGGATGGTCAACCGACCGGCATTAAGGTTCCTTATATTGTTACCATAGAAAATTCTACGCGAAAAGTTTTATCCATTCGAAGAAATTTTAAACTCGATGATCCATTGAAAAATAAGATTCAATACTTTGTGCATTTTCGATTTCTGCCAGGTCTTGGATTCTATGGTTTTGGACTCATTCATATGATTGGTGGACTCAGCAGAACGGCAACGTCTGCTCTCCGTCAATTATTAGATGCAGGTACGCTCTCCAACTTACCTGCCGGGTTTAAACAGAGAGGCATTCGTGTTCAAAACGATGCTGTCTCGTTACAGCCTGGGGAGTGGCGCGATGTCGACGCTCCCGGCGGTAACATTAAAGATGCGTTTATGCCACTGCCGTATAAAGAACCGTCTCAAACGTTATTACAATTGATGACGATTGTGGTTCAAGCGGGACAACGTTTTGCTTCAATTGCCGATATGCAAGTGGGTGATGGTAATCAACAGGCTGCTGTGGGTACGACTGTGGCTCTTTTAGAAAGAGGATCACGAGTGATGAGTGCCATTCACAAAAGACTCTATGCGGCTTTAAAACAAGAGTTTTCTTTATTGTCGAACGTGTTTGCTACGTACTTGCCTCCAGTCTATCCGTATGATGTGATTGGAGATCAAAAAGAAATTAAACAAGCTGACTTTGATGACAAGATTGATATTATGCCGGTTGCCGATCCCAACATTTTTTCTCAGACTCAACGAATTGCAACAGCGCAAACAGAATTACAACTGGCTCAATCTAATCCACAGATGCATAATCTTTATGAAGCCTATCGAGATATGTACACAGCGATTGGTGTCAAGAATATCGATCAGATTTTACCCCCTCCACCTCCACCGGCTCCTAAGAATCCGGCGATTGAACATATAGATGCGATTGGTGGAAAACCTTTTCAAGCCTTTAGTGGCCAGGATCACAGAGCTCACGTTACTGCTCACATAGCTTTTATGGCAACGAACATGGCACGAAACAATCCCATGGTCATTGCGGCTTTAGAAAAGAATGTCTTCGAGCACATTTCGATGATGGCTCAAGAACAAGTGGAAATGGAATTTAGAGACAAGATTCAAAAGGTTCAACAGATTCAGCAAATGATGACTCAGAATCCTCAGGCTCAACCCGATCCAAGAATTCAAGCGGAAGCTCAGAATCTTCAGTTACAAATTGAAGCACGTAAGGCTCAGTTGATTGCAGAGATGATGGAAGAATTCCTAGTCGAAGAAAAGAAAATTACTTCTCAATTTGATCATGATCCAATTGCTAAATTAAGAGCGAGAGAACTCGATCTAAAGGCGCAAGACAATCAAAGAAAAATGCAAGAAGATGAAAACAGAATTGCGCTTGATCGTATGAAGGCGATGATGAATCAAAATGTTCAAGAAGAGAAGATGGAACAAAATGAAGAGCTCGCTCATTTAAGAGCGGATACCTCTTTAGAAAAACAAGCGATGTCCAACCGAGCGAAAATGCGTTCTGATGTTATGAAACGAAAGGATGTTAAAACGCTGAAAGGACCAAGAAGATAATGCCTTTCCAATCTGAAAAACAAAGACGTTACATGCATGCCAACCTTCCTGACATTGCTAACCGATGGGAAGCAAAATATGGATTGGGTGGAGTCGCTGGATTAAATGCACAGCTCAATAGTCTTCCAGAATACTATCTTCCTAAAAATCAAGGAGGTTTAATCCCTGCTCATCAAGCCGGTATCTATGGTTTGGCTGAAGGAGGAAAAATTATTGAGGGGAAACCTCATCAATTATCTTATATTACACCGGGCGAAGCTCAAACATTACAAAATTTAGGTGGAAGAAAAGTTATGACACCAGAAGGTATCCCTGCTTATCCACCGTGGGATAATCCACCTTCAGCAGGAGGAACTAAAGGAGAAACAACTAGCTCCGATCATGGCGGCCCATCAGGACCTCCAGGTGGAGGAGCAACATCAATGGGAAGTGGTAGAGATTATTCACCACCACCTTCAGATAGACAACCTGGCTTTGAAACATCTAATACAAGAACTACAACCCCAACAAGTGATAGTGGAGGGGATGGACCTGATCCTCATGGAGGAGATTGGGAAGAAGGTTGGTTGAATGAAGATTTAAAAAAAGTAAACGAGATTATAAATGATCCCAATGCAAACAGACGAGACAAAGAACAAGCTTTGGTCTGGAAGGATCAGTTTAATAAACAAATTAGAGAGAGCCAGACACAGGTAGAAAAAGGAAATATTTGGAAAACTATCGGTAATTTGGCTGCTTTATATACTGGAGTGGGTCCCTTATTAGGACTTCAAGCTCCTAAAGCTGTTCAAACGGTAGCCCAATTAAATTCTTTGTATAAAAAAATAGATAACACTATTTCTTTTGGAAAGAAGATAGGGTTGATAAATGAAAATATTACCACAGATGGTATAATTAAGGGGGTAAAAGATCAGGCATTAAACTTTAGCGCTGAACGTAGGAAGAAGATGGATCTTTATAATTCTCTTCCTGCCGGGCATCCTGAAAAAATAGCTTTATCTGTGGAACTAGAAATTGGTAAGAAACCTGAACATCTTAGAGATAATGGAGGAACAGAGGAAACCAGTATCAAAATTGAAAATATTGAAGATGTAAATCAAAAGAAAATGGAACTAGCTTCTTATGAAGCTCGTCAAATACAAGAAAAAGTAGAGAACGCTAAACGAAATGCTTATCTAGCTGCTTTTAGACAAAAGTATTTAATGGGTCCTACGGCTATGGCTGCAGGGGGAGGAAGAGTTCCTGCAGGTTATAATACAGGTGGACTTTCTAATTTATTTAGGTTAAAAAACGTATAGGAGTACAAATTATGAGAAACGATTTCGGAACAAGACCTTATAATGTACGTTTCCCTTATTCAAAGGGAAGCAAGAAACAAGGTTATGATGACAGACTTGATGAATCTTTAGGCGCAAGACGTGGCGCAGAGTCTACAAAGACTCAAAGCTTTAAAGCTCGAAGAGATGAATCTAAAGGCGCTGAAAAAGCTGCAGGTAAAAGAGCTTATTCGGCTGTCGGAACGATGGATAAATAATGCCAGGATCAGAACTTAGAGGAACAGGCAGAGCGGCAACGTATCCTAATTCTAACAAAGGTTATAAAAAAGGTGGTCGTATTAAAGCTGCCAAAGGCTACAACACTGGAAGAGAAAATCTTTTAGAAGAAGTGGGTAGAATTGATGCTGAAAAATCTAACAGAAACCGTAGAGCTGAAAAGAAAAGAGTCGTATCTGAACTTAACAAAGGATACAAAGGCGGCGGTATTATCAAAGGTAACAAAGGAATGGGAGTTGCAAAATAATGTCTAAAGATTGGCAAATAGGTTCTAACTTTGTAAAAGAACCAAAGATTACTAAGGATCCCTGGAATACTAAAAGTGGTTATTCTGAAGCTAAAGAAATTACACCACCTGATATTCATGAATCTCAAACAGTAACCGTTAAAGGTACAAAAACTAGAAAACCCGTTAAAGCAACCTGGTACTAATATGGCCTGGTTTGGTTTAGCAAGAATAGCTCTACAAGCTGGCGCTAAAATTTATTCCAATAGACAAAGAACTAAGATGGCTATGTCTGATGCACAATTAATGCATGCAGAAAAAATGGCTCGAGGTGAGGAAACTTACCAGGGTAAGCTTTTAGAATCCCGAGATAACGATTATAAGGACGAGATAGTTTTGGCGATATTAACGTTGCCCATAATTGTGCTCGCATATGGGGTTTGGTCGAACGATCCGGGCGCTATGGAGAAGATAAACATCTTTTTTGAGCATTTCTCGAATCTGCCAAAATGGTTTACAAATTTATGGATACTTGTAGTTGCCAGCGTTTTTGGTATAAAGGGAACACAGATATTTAGAGGAGGGAAAAAATAATGGCAAAAGACGACAAGTGGATACAAAAAGCCTTCAGTACAATTAAAAAGAAAGGTACAGAAGGTAAATGTACGGGTAAAAAGTATGGCAGTAAAAGCTGTCCTGAAGGTTCTAAAGCTTATAACATGGCTAAAAATTTAAGAAAAATAAATAGAAAATCAGCTGCCGATGGTGGCAGTATCAGTCACGTAGGTGGCTATTCACCGGTCTTAGGAAACAATAGATTTGGTTATCCTAGTGGTGGTGTAGAAGTAAGAACTCCAGCTAAAAGAGGTGGAGCAGCTACTCATGGTTTAGGAAGAGCTTTCATGAAAGGTGGAAAAGTCTAAAAGAAAGAATTATGGACGGAGTCCAATTATTATTTAAACTAAAGAAGTTAGTCGAACTCAGACGCGATGATGTGGTTAATGGCATGATCGGTGGTGTTGACAATTTTGAAAAATATCAATATATGTTAGGTCAGATACGAACGTATCATTATATTTTACAGGAAATCTCTAACCTGCTAAAAAACAAGGAGCCAAATGAAGACGGAAACGTTGTTAAAATTAAAGCCGAAGATCACCCTACCCAAGACTGATCTAGTGGGGTTAAAGAAACCCAAACAAATTACCAAAGAATCAACAAAGCTCCCGCAACCAACAGGTTGGAGAATTCTTATACTTCCTTTTAAAATGGGAGAAAAAACAAGAGGAGGTATTTTAATGGGACAAGAGACATTAGAAAAGCAACAAGTGGCGTCTCAATGTGGAAACGTATTAGCGATGGGTCCTGATTGTTATCGGGACAAAGATCGTTATAAGCAAGGGCCTTGGTGTAAAGTGGGTGACTGGGTTATGTTTGCTCGTTATGCGGGGTCTAGAATAAAAATAGAAGGTGGTGAAGTACGGTTGTTAAATGATGACGAGATCTTGGCAACCATCAAGAATCCAGAGGATATCTTGCATGAATATTAACATAGGAGGAAACTATGCCTGACGAAACAAAAAAGGCTGAAGAAGTCAAAGAAGAAAAAATAATTGATCTCGACACCAGTGGACCGGATGTTGTAGTCACATTACCAGAAGAAAAAGATAAAGCAGTAGTAGAAGTAAAAGAGGAGGTAAAAGATGAAAAACCTATTGAAGAGCCTGTTAAGTCCGATGACGCACCTACGAAATTGGATGAGCCAGTGGATGTTCGAGATAGTAAGGACGAGGAAAAACCTGAGACAGAAGACCAGAAACAAGAACTAGAAGACTATAGCAAAGGCGTAAAAGTACGTATTGCTAAACTAACCAAACGTATGCGTGAAGCAGAACGTCAAAGAGAAGCTGCACTCATCTACGCTAAATCTGTGCAAGGAGAACAAAGATCTCTTAAAGACAGACTCTCTAAATTAGATACGGGTTATGTTAAAGAGATGGAAGATCGAATTACTTCCAGTGTAACTGCCGCTGAAAGCAAACTTAAAAATGCTCGAGAAGCGGGTGATATTAGCGCTGAAGTCATTGCACAAAAAGAAATAGCTAAATTGGGTTATGAAGAAGCAAGACTTGCTGAAATGAAAGTAACTCAAAAGCAACAAGACGAACAACGTAAAACCTTAAGTGAAGGGACAATACCTCAAGCTCCACTTCAACCTACACCGGATGTAAGAGCAACCGAATGGGCACAAAAGAATGCATGGTTTGGCAAAGATAATGCTATGACCTATACCGCTTTTGATATGCACAAAAAGTTAGTTGATGATGAAGGCTACGATCCACAATCAGAAGATTATTACTCTGAATTAGATCGAAGAATAAAGCTTGAATTTCCCAACAAATTTGGTAATACTACAGTACAAACGTCCAGACCTAAACAAACTGTAGCTTCGGCTACGCGAACAGGTTACAGAGATGGACGCAGAACTGTGAAACTCACATCCTCACAAGTAGCAATTGCTAATAAACTGAATGTGCCACTGGAAGAGTATGCGAAACAATTAAATAACGTGAAGGAGACATAAGCATATGGAAAATGATAAAGTGAAAAAAACCCCTCGCGCGTCCGAAACTAGAGCTAAAGAAGCTCGTGAAGTTGTATGGACACCGCCGTCATCTTTAGATGCTCCGCCTGCACCAGATGGATTTAGGCACCGTTGGATAAGATCTGAAAGTCTTGGTTTTGATGACCAAAAAAATATTTCAGGTCGGCTAAGATCTGGGTATGTACTAGTTATGGCTAGTGAATACAAAGATCAAGGTTACCCGGTGGTTGAAACTGGTAAACATACAGGCGTCATTGGAGTTGGTGGGCTGTTGCTGGCCAGAGTGCCCAACGAGATCGCCGAAGCACGTCAAAAATTTTATGCTCAAAAAGCTAAAGACGCTGACGATGCTGTCAAAACAGATCTACTGAGGGATCAGCACCCGAGTATGCCTATCACTGTTGATAGACACTCGACGCAAACCTTCGGTGGTGGTAAGAAATAGTTTATTAACAATTTCTGCAATCAACGAATTTAATTAACCGTCTATATTTTATAGACAACGGAGGAAACAACTATGGCAAATCAAGATGCCGCTTTCGGTCTTAGACCGTTAAAAACAGTTGGTCAACAAGACGATTCCACGGGAATGGCTTCGTATAACATAGAACCTGGTGAAGCGAGTTTAATGTACCAGGGTTCTTTAGTAGGTTCGCTTGCTACAGGAACTGGTTATGTCGATATCATGACTGCTGGTCTGCTTCTTAATCTAGGAGCATTCTGGGGAACATTTTATGTTGATCCAACTACGTTAAAACCTACGTTTAAAAACTACTATCCAGGCTCAATTACACCACCTTCAAGTGGTAAAGTTGAAGCTTTTGTTTATGACAGCCCTTACCAGATGTTTGAAGTTCAATCAGCTGCTACAGGTGCTTCAGATCAAGCCGACATTTTCAAATGTTGTGATCTGGCGTCAAACGGGGGTAGTACTGCAAACGGAGTCTCATCGCTTGAATCTGCTGATACTTTCAGCGCTCAAGCAACATTTAAAGTACTCGGAGTTTCTCGAGATCCAAAAAATAACGAAATCGGATCCGCTAATGTAAATTGGCGTGTGATGATTGACGAACATTTATTGGGCTCAGGATCTGCCGGTGCAGGTTAATAGGAGTATATAAACTATGGCTATATCACGACAACAACTAGTTAAAGAACTAGAACCAGGTTTGAATGCACTATTCGGCCTGGAGTACAAAAGATATGACCAGGAACATAAAGAAATTTATGTAACTGAGTCTTCTGACAGAGCTTTTGAAGAAGAAGTTATGTTATCTGGCTTTGCTAACGCATATGTTAAACCGGAAGGTTCAGCAGTTGCTTACGACAATGCTCAGGAAACATTCACTGCAAGATATACTAACGAAACAGTAGCTCTTGCATTTGCTTTAACTGAAGAAGCAATGGAAGATAACTTGTATGACAGACTCGCGTCTCGTTATACAAAAGCACTAGCTCGATCGATGTCTAATGCAAAACAACTAAAAGCAGTTGTACCTTTAAATCAAGGGTTGCCTACTACAGACAACTATGATTCAGGGGACGCTGTTTCTTTGTTTTCAACAGCACATCCATGTATTGGGCCCGTGTTCTCAAACACGTTAACAACTCAAGCAGACTTAAACGAAACATCGTTAGAGCAAGCAATGATTGACATTGCAGCAATGACTGATGAACGTGGCTTGAAAATTGCAGCTCGAGGAATGAAAATGATTGTTCCACCTGCTAATCAATTTAATTCTGAAAGATTGTTAAAATCTCAAGGAAGAGTTGGAACAGCTGATAATGATATCAATGCTCTGAAAAACATGGGGATGATTCCTCAAGGTTACAGAATAAATCACTATCTAACAGATACTGATTCTTGGTACATCATTACGGACGTTCCTAACGGAATGAAACATTTCGATAGATTACCTATCCAAACTAAAATGGAAGGTGATTTCTCAACTGGAAACGTAAGATACAAAGCTAGAGAAAGATACTCATTTGGAGTATCAGACCCTAGAGGTATCTTTGGCGTTGAAGGTGCTTAATCAATAAATTAGAGATGAGGCGGCCACAAAGTCGCCTCATTTCGACAATACAGTAAGAAATTCTCATATGAAAAACTTCCGAATACAAATTCGATATCATGGTTATTATGCTGATTTTAGCACTATGGCTAAGGACAGTGTTGAAGGTATTGAAAAATCAATCCTTGACAAACTGGGAAAAAATGAGGTAAAGTTCGAATCTGATGGATTCACCAATAAAAAAGGTGGATGGATAACCTATGAGGAGGTTACAAATGACGGAAGACCTGTACACTACGAAACGGTCCTTGGAGTTAGAATGGCAACAAGAGCACCTGAAGGACGGGAAGCATAATATCAGGATGATTGAGATTAATAAAAAAATCCAGGATGTTATTAAAGAAATCATTGCCAAAGAGTTTGAAGCAGACACTCTTCAAACTAAAATAAACGAAGCCAAGCCCGAAGTTTCGATAGCCACTTAAGAGCTATCAAAAATCATACAAATTCACAGGGATACCTTGCGCTATACGCAAATCTGCGTTATAGATTAATTACTATACAATTATTTAATGAATCTAGACGAGTATAGTCGACGGCCTAGAGACTAGATTCACAAACTAGGAGGATTATAATTATGGCAACAACAACGTTTAATGGCTCGGTGAGATCCGAAAAAGGATTTCAACAGGTCAATAAAAACACTTCAACAGGCGCTTATACTGCAAGAACTCTGGGACTAAAACCAGATCTTACTAGTTTAACTGCTACTACTGTTGCAACATCAGCTACATTAACTTATGCGGCTAATACAATCACAGTTAATGACTTTGACGGGGATGCAGCACAAGCTGTTACTTTACCGGCAGCTACGGTAGGAACTATAGTAGTACATTACCAAACAGATGACACAAATGGGGGAACTAATACTCTCACGTTTACATGTGCAGGAAGTGATGTTTATAGAACTGGTTCCAAAGTGGAAAGTAGAACCGCTGGAGCAGCATCAACTATAGATACGTCTACAGCAAGTGAAACGATATTAACGTATACACCTGCGGCGGCAGCAACTAATAGTTTAACTCATGGGTGTTTTATCTATTTCACGTGCTATGAAAAAGGCACTTGGGATTTTGCTTATGATTTCGCTAACGGCGCTACATTTGACACCGGCGCTGCGGCGTGGAGTTAATAAATAAATAAAATAAAGTGAGCTCCTTCGGGAGCTCACGACTAAGGAGATAAAAATTATGACATTTACAAGTGACCAAACAACCGTAACTAAAACTACGGGAGCTGTTACATTAATAAGAGCAGCTAGAACTAGAGTTACTTCTATTCAAGGTAGAGCAGAAGCAGGTTCTGTTTTACTTTTACATGATAGTGCTACGACTGGTGCAACTGCAGCAGGTAATTTAAAAGCTACGTATAAATGGGAAACAGAAGGCATACAACTCTATATTCCTGGCTCGGGTATCGTATTTAAGGATGGCCTTTGTGCTACTTTAACTCAGACAGCTGGAGTAGACGGAAGCGTTACAATGACTATCACTGGAGCCTAGGAGTTTAAATGGCTAACACTACTTCCGGAACAGCAACGTTCGGTAAGAATTTTTCAATTGATGAAATTGTTGAAGAAGCTTTTGAAAGATGTGGCCTTCGGGGAGTTGCTGGTTACCAGTTAAAAACAGCAAGACGATCTTTAAACATTCTTTTTCAAGAATGGTCTAATCGAGGTTTACATTTTTGGGAAGTCGCAGAAACTAATGTCACATTAGTTGCGTCTCAAGCTATTTATACTTTGTATCGCTCTACGGCAGACGGAACCAGCGATGCTGGGGTAACGAATGCTGGGGTTGCGGAAAGTATTTATGGAGTAGAAGACATTCTTCAAATGTCTTATCGAACTAATAGAGGGGCTACAACTCAATCTGATACTCCTTTAACTAAAATTGATAGAGCCAGTTATGCTGCTAATTCAAATCGATTGGCGGAAGGGCAACCTTCAGAATACTGGGTCCAACGATTTATTGATAAAGTCACAATTACTTTATATATTACCCCAAGTTCAACACAGGCAGGAAATTATATACATTTTTGGTATTTAAATAGAATTCAAGATGCAGGAGATTATTTTAATGCTACAGATGTTCCTTATAATTATATTCCGTCTATGTGTTCAGGTTTAGCTTATTACCTGAGTATGAAATATGCACCAGATAGAACACAGAATTTAAAATTATTATATGAAGACGAATTAGTCAGAGCGGAGGCAGCGGATGGTTCTGCGGCAAGTACATTTATTACGCCGAAAACATACTATCCTAATATTTAATTATGGCACGATATGCACAGGGAAAATATGCACTTGCAGTTTCTGACATTAGTGGACAATCTTTTCCATGGAATGAAATGCTTACTCAATGGAATGGTTTATTTGTTCATTATTCTGAATTGGAAACGAAACAACCTCAATTAAATCCTTATCCTCATCAAGCAGATCCTACTGCGCTTGGTAAAGTAAGAGTTCAACAACCTTCTCCAGATGCATTACGTTGGTTAGGATATAATCCTTTTCAAACTTTTGCTGCTGCTTCAGGAATTATAATTGTTAATCAAGCAGATCATCAAAGGACCTATGGAGAAACCGTAAGATTTAGAGGATCTCCTACTACAGGAGGAACCACAGGCACTCTTGATGATGGTGTATTTGTATTTGCTAATATTGCTGATGAAGATGGAATCACTGGAGCTAATATGTGTTTAGCAGCTGGTTATTCTATTGTTCCAGGAAAATATACAAGTGTCACTACGACATTAGCCGCAGCCATTACCGATACAACTACAACAACCGGAATTACTTTAACCAGTTCAACCAATTTTCCAACGACAGGACCCGTAGTTCCTACAGCAACGAATCCGGTGGGAACTCCGACGAATGCAATTTTAGTAGACACAGAAATAATTAGTTACACAGGGATTAGTTCAAATGTTTTAAGCGGAGTAAAACGAGGAGCGAACGGTTCTACAGCTGCTACTCATCTTATTTCTGCAACAACACGTAGTTTAAAAACTCCTAGTGATTACTATTACTTTACAGTTAATACTGACACTGCTACAACTGGAGGAATAAAGTTTGGAGGATATAGTGTATCTTCTGGACCTGTAACTTTAAAAGCGATAGGACCGCAAAGCTAATGGCAACTAATTTTACATATGCAACATTGACGACAGCAATTCAGGATTACACTGAAGTTACGACTGACGTTTTTACATCTACGATCACGGATGGTTTTATTACAGATGCGGAAACTAGGATTTTAAGAGATGTTAATATAGATGCGGATAGAAAATCTCAAACAGGATCTTTAGTCGTAGGTCAAGAATATATTAATGCTCCTGCTGGATGTCTCGCAGTAAGATCGGTTCAAGTTACAGAAGATGATACTTCTCCCAATACTTTAAAATATTTAGAAAAAAGAGATGTCACCTTTTTAAATGAATATAATAATTATGGTTCAGCCGGAACGACTGTAGCTACTGGCAGAGATATACCTAAATATTATGCAATGTTTGGAGGAGCAACAGGGTTTTCAGATACGACCTCTGGCACAATTATGTTTGCTCCGTGTCCTGATAAAACGTATACTTTTCAAGTTAATTATGTGGCTATACCCGGTAGTTTAGTTAATAATATTAGTGGAACGTATTTAAGCAGGAATTTTGCGAATGGCTTGCTTTATGCCTCTTTAGTAGAAGCTTTTGGGTATTTAAAAGGCCCCCAAGATATGTTGACATATTACGAGCAACGATATAATAAAGAGGTAGAGAAGTTCGCGATTGAACAAGTAGGTAGAAGACGAAGAGATGATTATGACGATGGAACCATTCGTATAAAAATTGATTCACCTTCACCTTAAAAGGAATACAAACTATGGCAATAACATCAGCAATTTGTAACAGTTTCAAACAAGAAATTTTAGAGGCGGAACATAATTTTACTGCACCTCCTACTGGAAATACTTTTAATCTGGCACTATACGACAGTGATGCAACTTTAAATAAATCTACAACCGTTTATACAACTTCAGAAGAATTAGCAGATTCAGGAGGCTATACGGCAAAAGGAAACGCTTTAACGAGTGTAACTCCTGTGTTGGATAGTGATACAGCGATTTGCGATTTTGCAAATACGAGCTGGACTTCAGCTTCCTTTACTGCACGGGGTTGTTTAATTTTTAATGATTCACATTCAAGCGACGCTGCAGTTTGTTCCATTGATTTTGGTGGAGACAAGACCGTTACAAGTGGAACTTTCACAGTAGAGTTTCCAGCAGCGGCAGCATCAACAGCGATCATCCAGATAGCGTAAGGAGTTCTTCCTTATGGCTAATACTTGGAATCAAGCCTTAACAACCTGGGGTCAGAATGCTTGGGGAGAACAAGCTGACGTCACTCTTACATTAACCGGTTTATCAGCAACTACAACATTAGGAACTGTTGACGCGTATGTTCAACCTGGTTGGGGTACTCTTGAATGGGGTTACAATGGTTGGGGATCGGTTGACGAAGCAATCGTTAGACCTAGTGGAGTTTCTGCAACTACAACTGTAGGATCATTAAATATAGAGCTTGGAGTTCCTTTAACAGGAGTCTCGGCGACAACTGATGTAGGAGCACCTACTATTGTTGGAGATGTTACTTTTGCATTAACAGGTGTTTCAGCAACTACTGCCGATGGTTCATTAAATATAGAAATTGGAGTTCCTTTAACTGGAGTTTCAGCAACTACTGCCGATGGCACTCCCACTATAAGATCTTATAACACAACAACCTTAACTGGAGTTTCAGCAGAAACGGATCTAGGAGCTCTTCATGTTACTTCTAATCCTACCGTTCAACCGGTTGGAGTTTCAGCAACAACTTCGATAGGTTCAGTGGTTACCATTATTGGAGTTCCATTAACAGGAGTTGCAGCTACGTCAAGCGTAGGAAGTCTTACGATTTCGACCTATACGAATGTAGAATTAACTGGCCAGTCCGCAACTATTGGTCTAGGAACTTTAGGGATTCAACATTTTCAAGATGTTGACACAGGGTCAAATACATCGTATTCTAATGTTGCAACTGGATCAAATACAACGTATACAGACGTAGATACGGAAGCAGCTTAGGAGAAAAACATGCCTTCAACATACACAGATTTAGGAATTCAAAAAATGGCTACCGGTGAAAAAGCCGGTACATGGGGTACATTAACTAATACCAACTGGGATATTATTGAACAGATTGCAGGAGGCTATGTAACACAAGCTTTAACTGATAATGGAACTGTCACTTTAACAAAAAATGATGGAACTACAGGGGCTGTATTAGCGACTCGTGTTATTAAATTAACAGGAACGTTATCTGTTGGAAATGCTATTGTAACGGTACCAGACAGTATTGAAAACTGGTGGCTTGTTAATAATGCGGAAGGCGGAAGTACCTATACCGTTACCTTTAAAACAGTTTCAGGCACAGGAATTACTTGGGCTGCAGGTGTTACAGGAACAAAATTACTTTATACCGATGGAACAAATGTTTTAGATGCGAGTGCTGATTTTGGATCAGTAGCAGGATCTACAACAGAAGTTCAATATAATAATGCAGGAGCTTTCGGGGGGGATGCGAATCTAACTTGGGTTGCTGCAGATGGTTTAAATATCGGATCACAGAAAGAATTAAGATTACAAGACACTTCAGGAGGACAGTACTTTGGAATGAAAGCATCAGGTACAACGACATCTTATACAATAACGTTGCCGGCGGCCGTTGCTACTGCTAATGATCAAATTTTAACATCAACAACAGGTGGTGTTTTATCATGGGTGGATAACTCAGGTGGAACATCATGGCAAGCAGTAGAAACAGGAGCAACTATGACTGCTGTTGCTGGAGAAGGATATTTTATTGATACAACTTCAAATGCTTGTAATGTAACCTTACCCGCAGGAACGCTGGGCGATGAAGTTACTCTAGTAGATTATGCAGGAACATTTGATTCAAATGCTTTAACAGTCACTCCAGATAGTGGAGAAAAAATTCAAGGCGGTTCAGCCGATGCTACATTAACATCTAGTGTTGAACGTTCAGCTTTTACCCTAGCTTATTCAGGAGCGGCACAAGGTTGGCTATTAAAGGATAAATAATACATGGCTACTTATAAAGGTATACAGGGTTATTCAGTTCAAAGTTTAGCATCTGATCCTCCCGCTGAACAATCAGTGGGACAACTTTGGTATAATTCTGCTAGTAATGTTTGGAAATTAGCCACTCAAGGTACAGCAGCGTGGGCTTCGGCGCCGGCCAGAGTAACTGGCACAAATTCAGGAGCTGGTTGCGGTACTCAAAGTGCCATGGTTACTTTTGGAGGTAATGCTGCCCCGAGTTATAGCACTTCAGGAATTACGCAAACCTATAATGGTACTTCCTGGTCTGTTTCGCCAGTCACTATAACCGCACGTTATTTAATGGCTGGATTTGGAACATCGACTGCAGCAATATGTGCAGGAGGTGCGGCTCCAACAACAGGAGCGACTGAAGAATTTGATGGATCTAGCTGGACGGCAGTTAATGCTTTAAATAATTTATGTTCTCATACAGCGGGATGTGGAACAAGTACGGCTGGAATAAAAACTGGAGGAGATACTCCTCCCAAAAGCCCAAACCTCAGCGGAAATTCAGAAAAATGGAATGGAACATCTTGGACAGAAGTCACTGGCTTCACTAGTGGCAGAACAAATATGGCAACAGGAGGTACTCAAGATTCATGTTTAGTTATGGGAGGTACTCAAGTTCCTGCTCATTTGGGTTTTGTTGAGGAATATAATGGAACGTCTTGGTCAGAAAAAGCCGATCTTCTTACGGACCGTTCTCACGTTGGATGTTCTGCTAACGGGACAGTTACCTCTATGATTCTTATTGCAGGATCACTACAACCTCCTGCAGCTGCCCAAGCTCTAACTGAATCATGGAATGGAACTTCGTGGACAGAGGTAGCTGATTTAGCAAGCGCTAATAATTATAATGTAGGTGGAGGAACTTCAACTGCAGCTATTAATGTGGCGGGAGCTCCGAACCCTGTTAATACTGTAGTAGAAGAATACAATGACCCATTTTATTCAATCAAAACGGTGACAACAAGTTAAAAATGAATTATAAAAAATAAAAGGAGGAAACTATGGCAAACTTATATTGTACAGCGACTAACACAGGGAAAGGGTTCTTTACGCATCAAGATCGTAATGACTTTTATCTGTCTGGTCATGCTGGCGATGTCTGGGTTGTAGGGGATAATAGTAAAGGGTCTGCTTGGATTAGCCGAGTCAATGGTACTTCTAAAACAAAAGTAGAAGCACAAGCTATTGTTGATGCGCAGATTGCAACAGATGAAGCAGTATGGAATGCACTACCGGCAGGGCGGAAAGAATTTAATCCACCACCTAGTCCAGATCCATTACCTTAGGAATTAACTATGGCTACTTACACAGGCATTAAAGGTTTTAAAGTTCAGAGCCTAGCTTCTGATCCTACTACTGATATAGAAGGACAAATTTGGTATAATACAGCTAGCAGTGCTTTAAAATATACTGGCCCTGGAACAGGCGCTTGGACTACCGGAGGAAATATGGCAACTACTCGTATAACAACCGCAGCAGGTGGAACTCAATCTGCATCTTTTGCCGGTGGCGGCGGAAACCATACGGGTGGTACTGCCACTGAAGAATATGATGGAAGTACTTGGGGCTCCGGAGGAGCAATGCCTACAGCACTTTCTGCTGCTGGTGGAGCAGGAACAATAGCAGCAGGTTTAAGTTTTGGAGGGTATGCTCCTACTCCAGTACCTAGTCCAAACACGAATCTATGTTTTGAATATGATGGATCAACCTGGACTGCAGGTGGATCTCTAAACACGGAACGGGCTGCTGGAGCAGGTTTTGGAACTCAAACGGCGGCGATGTATTCTGGAGGTCAAGGAGATGCAGTACCAACACCCGCGCCAACTTCTAATGAAGAATATAATGGAGTAGGTTGGACTATTACAGGTATTATGAATCAAGCCGCACAACTAGGTGCAGCTTGTGGAACAACCACAGCAGGACTTTATGCTGGATATTCTCCAGCGACTCCGACTCAAACTTGTACCTGGAATGGAACATCCTGGACTCAAGTTTCCCCGGGAGCTTTTTCAGTTGATATGTATAACGTAAATATGTTTGGAACAACATCTTCTGCACTTAGATGTAGTGGATTGCCTCCAGGTACTGATACAGCTCCCAACCTGAAATCAGTCGACGAGTGGGACGGTTCAACTTGGACTGCAACGACATCTAAGACTTATGGAGGGGCGGCAGGAAATGGAACAGGAACTACAACGTTAGGACTATCTTTTGGAGGATATAATCCTCTTAACAACCCTCCTTCTTATTATACAGATGCAAATAAAACAGAAGAATGGGCTAAACCAGTCTTTGCAACTAAAACGGTAACGGTGAGCTAATGGCAACTTATATAGCAGTAAAAGGAATTACAATACAAGTAATTGCAGGGGATCCAGCAAATCCTGCAGAAGGACAGGTTTGGTTCAATAGTACAAGCGGAACTTTAAAGGGATATAACGGTACATCAAACGTAACCTTTACAGCTTCATAAAATTAATATATAATAGAGAAAGAATGAATAAAGGAAAACGTAATATTCAACCGCACGCTGATAAGGAAGTCAAACACCTTATGGTTTTATTGGATAAGTCTCAGGCATCCGAATTTAAAAAGATGGTTCCAGAGCTTCAGGATACTTGGGTCAAGAAACAAATGTTTAGAACAGAAACTGAAATGCGTTTCTCAGTTTTATCGGATAATAAATATGGAACCAATGCTGCTAAGTATTGGCAATCAGTTCGTGAACAAAATACCCATTTTGAAAACTTGATGGGTCTTTCATTTGAATATCGAAAGAACGATGTTGAGATTGAAAAGATTCAAAGGGACATTAAAAAAGAAAAAGACCCTTTAGAAAAAGAACTGGAACAAATTAAATTAGAAGAAAAACTTTATGCCCGAGCAAATATGGAACTTGTAGCTAAAGCAAGAATGAAAGAGATTTCAACCTGGTCTAAACTCAAAAAAGAATTTCACGATGGCAAGTTTGATGATCGAGATGTGAACACGCATCAAGCGGAATCGTACATGCATCAACTCGAACAGAAGAAATTAACTTTAACGCAGGGTACTTCACAGCCTGAAGTGTTTAATGTCCTAGGTCAATTGGAAACTTTAAAAAGAGTTAGAAAATCAGGAGAACTTCTACCTAAAGGCAAGAACAAAAAACAAATAAAGAAATAAAATGCAATTCGAGATGCAATTTGAGTCTGTATTTTTAGGACAATCGGTTATAAAATATCAGGTTCCTCTTGAAATTTTTGTTGGACTCAACGAAATTTACGAACATAATAAAAAACATCTACCCAACGCCAATAAACAACTCGCTGGAAAGATTCCCGATGAAGCTTCTCTTTTTTATTCTGGGCCTCCTAACAATAAAATGCGGTCGCATAGTTATATATCAGAAGATATTTTGAAATGGTTCTATTCTATTTTTGATCATTATTTAGAATGGAATAAGATTCAAGAATATAAAATGGACATTAACTCCATCTGGGTCAATGAAATGAAAGCAGGAGACTATAATCCAGTTCACATTCATCAAGGAAAACTCTTCACTGGACTTTCTTCCGTAATGATTCTTAAACTTCCCAAGGATATGGGACCTGAACTCGCTCGTCCTGATCAACCGATGAACGGGCAACTGCAAATATTAGGAAATGTTAGTGGTCAGTTTGTGACTTCTGATTATTCACCTAAAATGAAGATTGGAGATTTTTATATCTTTCCCTATGATATGAGACATGTCGTTTATCCCATGACGAATAAAAAAGCAAAAAGAAGAACACTGGTTTGTAATGTTGATGTCGCATATCACCCTGTTAAATCAAGGACGGCTCAATGATAACAGAACCTAAATGGAAATCTTTACTGGCCAATACTATTGGTCCTTTGTTCACTCCTCAACAGTGTCAGGACATTATTGATATGGGTCATCAGCAAAAAGCAGAAAACGCTAAAGTAGGAACTTCTAAAAAAGAAGGTGCTTATGATACCAAAAAACGAATCACGACCATCAGTTGGATTCCTTTTACAGCACTACCCGATATGTATAAAATGATTGAACGCAGTATGCTTCAAGCCAACGGAAATCATTTTGGTTATGAGGGCATGCAACTTACCGAGCCAGCTCAATTTACCGAATATCCTAAAGGAGGGTTTTATGATTGGCATATGGATGCTGATGTCAGCGGTCAGTATGAACCTCCCGTTAGAAAAATATCAATGACAATTTTACTTTCTCCTGCGAATGAATTTGAAGGAGGGGATCTAGAATTTATGACTCACGGTAATAAACCTCCTCAGCTCTTACAGGGACAAGCCATTTTCTTTTGTAGTATGATTCGTCACCGGGTGGCTAAAGTTAAGAAAGGTGTCCGACGCTCTTTAGTAATGTGGTTCGGAGGCCCTCCGTTTAAATGAACCGAGAAATTTTATTTCCGACTCCTGTCTATATGAAGATGGTGAAGGATCCTCAAAAATTAAATAAATATTTATTCCCCCTGATTAAAGCCTGGAGTAAAAAAGATAAGGGTGAAACCAAAACAAATGCGGGAGGAGGTTGGCACAGTCCCACCGATATGAATTTTAAAGACGAGTATAAACCCTTGACTGATGAACTCTTTAGTATGCAAGATGAAATTTTTAAAGATTATGGTATGGAACCTAAACCAGGACTCGGTAATATGTGGGCGAACATTAATTATCCAGGTGCTTATAACAAACAACACATTCATCCTAATTCTCAATGGTCGGGTGTTTATTATGTAAAAGTCCCTAAAAATTCAGGAAATTTATTTGTAGAAGATCCAAGACCTGGACCTAATATTATACTTCCTCGAAGAGTTAAAGGAATACCCAGGGCCTTATGGCGCGTGGTGATCTATCCAGCAATCGCAGGACAAATGATTATGTTTCCCGCATGGCTCCCTCATGGTGTAGAAATAAATGAATCCAAAGAAAAAGGAGAAAAAAGCTGGCGCGTGTCGGTTTCTTTTAATTTTATTCAGGTGGATAAATGATCCAAACTATTTATGCAAAATTACCCCGAGAAAAGATTACTTATTTAGAACGTGCTGAATTTATGAATGGCCAAGAGCAATCTTTTCGGGATGCTTTAACAGCCTCGATGTCCAAACATGGATTTAGAGATCCTGTTTATTGTTGGTATCATAGTAAGAATTGGAAAGATAAAATAAAAGTTATTGTGGGCAACAATCGTATGGTAGTAGCCAAAGAATTAAATATCCCAATTGTTCCAGCTGTTATTACAAATTTTAAAGCGGATCAGTTTCCTCTAGAAGGAAAGATTCTAACTACAGATGAAGAGGTAAAGGCCTTATTTTATTTACCTAAAAAACTTCATGTCAGACGAGATGAGAATGGGGATATTGATCAAGTCACACCGGCTTATTTTCCAACGGTAAAACAACACTATGTTTAAAACAAAAAAATATCAAGTCATACGTGGAGCGCTTTCCAAAGAGCTAGCAAATTTTATCTTTAATTATATGATGCTGCAGCGAGATGCTGTGGATTGGATGGTGAAAAATAATAAAGTTAATGCTTACAATCCCTTTGCTGGGACTCGTGCAGATAGACAAGTACCCGGGGTCTATTCTAAATATGGCGATTGGATTATGGAAACTTTACTCATGTACATGATTCCTATTATGAAAACTAAAACAGGAATGGATTTGGTTCCAACGTATTCGTACACCCGACTCTATGAAAAAGGAAATATTCTCAGACGGCACAAGGATCGACCGAGCTGTGAAATTTCTACAACCCTCCATCTAGGAGGGGATGAATGGCCTATCTTTCTAGACCCAACAGGGGGTAACTTTGTTATTGATGAAGATAAACAAACCATTAAACCTGGAGCTCCGAAAGGAATCCGCGTGGATTTAAAAGTAGGAGATATGCTGATTTATTCAGGTTGTGAACTCGAGCACTGGCGTGAACCTTTTGAAGGAACCGTGTGTTCTCAAGTCTTTCTACATTATAACCATGCCAACGGTCCATTTGCCAAGACGAATCTCTTTGATAAACGCCCCATGCTAGGTGTAAGGAGTTGATTCCTATTAAGATGTAGTATATTTGTAATAGAAACGGAATTTTCTATGTTACATAAAATCAGACTTAAACCTGGACTGGATAAACAATCTTCCGATACAGGAGCTGAAGGGAAATGGGTTAATGCAGATTATGCTCGTTTTCGTTATGGCTTTCCTGAAAAAATAGGAGGATGGTCTCAACTCGTTGCAGATAATTTAATCGGAGCTGGACGTGATCAACATACCTGGGTCGATTTAG